CTTCGCCCGCGTATTCGACCGGTCTAGTGGCGCGTTGGTCGATGATCCTTGCATCGCCTCTATCCGTTCCATTCGTCAGTTAACACTGATGTTTGGTAAGATGGAGATGGACTGTACTCAAAAGAGACAGTCTGTTGCGGTGCAGAATTACATCGATTGTGAGCAGGACATCCGGGAGTTTGACAAAGAGCTTAGTGAGAGAGATCTCACTGAGTTCGTTAATATGTCAGACTTGCTTTTTGGTCGACTCTTTACCAAAATAGACAGAGATGTCTATTACGGGAGAATCGTACCTAAGCACGGTCCAGGATCAACTGCTGATGGTCTTACCGGTAACGGTAAGTTTAATCAGCAGGTCTGGCCCGCTCGGCTCAATTCCATCTTCTCGATGGATGAGCATCTTGTTCCTAATCCTCGCTATTGTGAGGAATTGGAACAGGTTGATGTCCTCGAACCTGGTGCCGAAGTACCTGTAAAGGTTACTTTGGTCCCTAAAACGCTGAAGACACCTCGAGTAATTGCAATGGAGCCCACCTGCATGCAGTATATGCAGCAGGGGATACTCCGCAGTTTTCTCGAGCACTTCTATAAGGATGACTTCCTCAGAAGTGTTATCGGATTTGATGATCAGGTTCCTAATCAGGAACTTGCTCGTCAAGGTTCTCTTGATCAAAGAACCGCAACGCTAGATCTTAGCGATGCATCCGATCGAGTGTCATTCAAGCTCGTCTTGGCTATGTTGCAAAAGTGGCCGCACTTGCGTGCTGCCATTGATGCTTCACGGTCTCGACGGGCTGAACTTCCTGATGGGACAGTGATGCCCCTTCGGAAGTTTGCGTCTATGGGTTCGGCGCTCTGTTTCCCGATTGAGGCCATAGTCTTTACGACTATGATCTTTGTTGGGATCCAGAGATCGCTCAACTCGTCACTTATCCGACGTGATCTTTTTGATTACGTCGGGTCGGTGCGCGTTTACGGGGATGATTTAATCATCCCTGTTGAACACGTGCTTACCGTTGTCAAGACCTTAGAACTCTTCGGAGCTTCTGTAGGTCTTGGTAAGTCTTTGTGGACTGGAAAGTTCAGAGAGTCTTGCGGCAAGGAATACTTTAATGGACACGATGTCTCCTTGACTCGTGTCCGGCAAGCGTTACCTGCCCAACGGCAAGATGCTACTGCTGTCCAATCCCTCGTGTCTTTCAGGAACCTACTCTATTGGAGAGGTTACTGGGGGACTTGTAAACACTTGGATGAGTACCTAAAGCAAAAGCTATGGTACTTTCCAATTGTTGAAGGGACTAGCACAGTGTTGGGCCGGGAGAGTGTTCTCAGTTACCAAACTGAGCGCACTGATCCTTTCCTGCAAAGCCCTCTAGTCAAGGGCTGGTTTTTGCAGGCCGAACCCCCTCGAGATCATCTCGAAGGGAGCGGGGCCCTCCTCAAGTGTTTACTTAAGCTGGATTCGGATGCTTGGTTAAGGGATTCAATTCCCTGGCATCCTACCGGCACGTCCTCGAAAGAGGATACCCTTCGTGGACTGCTCGTCCCCGAAGTATTAAGTGACCACCTGGAGCGTTTTGGTCGCCCCAAGTCGACTAACATAAAACTTGGGTGGAGGCAGCCCTTTTGACAGGGTTACCGGGATCAGTTTAAATAAACTGTCCTGAGGGAGAGTTCGAGCTGTCCGTCTAGCTGGTTAATACCCAGCCGGCGGACTTCAATGCGCCGGGTACCCCTTGTAGGGGACTCAAGCGTACTGAACTCGGGGAAAGCCGCGAGGCTTCCCGGGGAAATGCACGAGCAGTGC